TGCGGGTCGTGGCGATGTCCGCCTCGAGCGCGTCGACGCGGCCGGTGGCGGCATCAGCGCGGGCCTTCTCGTCGTCGCGGGCCTTCTCGACCGCTTCGATGTCCGACTGCAGCGCGGCGCCGTCGAACTTCTCGTCCGACAGGTCGTACGTCTTGCCGTTGATGGTGATCTTCATGCTGGAGTCCTCGCGGGGCTGCCCCTTCGGCGGGGCGTCGGTTTCGGACTGGTCGACCATCACGGCCGCACCCTCGACGTCGGCGAACGAGTCGAGGCGGATGGAGGCCTCGGCGCCGTGTCGTCCCCGGTGGACGATGGCGACGTGGTTCGGGACACGGCGAGTCTGCCGCTTGTCGTACGGGACCTGCCGCCCGTCGGGGGCGGTCCACACTCCCGGGGTCTCATCGAGCGCCACGAGGTAGCCGCACGAGACCTGGCGGGCGCCGCGGTCGATGGCGTCGAGACCACGGCGGTGGGTCACGGCGAGTCGGCCGATGAGGCGACCGGCATCGACGCGCACGCCATCGGTGACGTGGCCGACGGCGACCTCGCCGATCGTGTTCGCGTCGACCATCTTCGCCGGGTGACCGTCGGTCACCGGCCGGTGCGCCCACGCCTCCGCGCTCGCCTCGAGGACGTCGGCGTCAACGAGCTCGCGCACGATCTGACCGGTGGACGAGTCCCGGTACGGGTACACGCCCGGCACGGCGAGCGTCGCCGGGGCGAACACGTACCCCTCGTCGGTGCGGACCACGCCGTCGATCGCGGCGAAGTCCTCTCGGTAATGGGTGGGGCGGGTCGGGTCCATGTCCCGACGGATACGCCGCCCGAAGCCCTCTCGCCCGCGGTCGGGGACCGCTCGCTACACGTCGGGTTCGAACTCGACGTCGGCGTCCTCGACCCAGTCCTCGTCGTACTCGAAGTCGGCGTCTGTCCACTTCTCGGGCAGCTTGTAGCGCATGCCCGGTGGCGGGACGACCAGGCCGCCCGACGGCGCTGCACCGCCGACGAGAGCGGGGGCGGGATCCTTCAGCATGCCGTCGAGAATCTGCTCGAGCTCGGCCGGGAGCGTCCCGCGCTCGTAGCCCTCCGCCGTGAACATCGCGAACGCCTCGGCGATGAACTCCTCGGGCTTCGTGCCGGCATAGTCGCTCACCAGCTTGCGCGCGTCGGACAGGCTCAGCCCGGTGGCACGCCATCGCCGCAGTACCTCGTCGTTCGTCAGCACGTGTCCCAGCTCGTGACGGAAGGCAGACCCGATCCACTTTGCCCGATCTTCGGAGTCGAGCGAAGGGACGGTCATCGGGCGGCCATGCTGGTTGCGCCACGTCGCGCTGTCGCCTGCCATCTGCGTGTTGCGCAGCGCCATGTACGCCTGCGACCACGTGCGCCCCAATCCGCTGACAGAGGGGTGATTGAGCGTCGCGCTGCCACCGACCGACTTGTTCCGCTTCGCGCGCGGCATCAGCCGCAGCGCCCCGACGGCCATCGGGTTCAGGCCGAGCCGCTCGAGTCGCTCCAGCTCGCGCAGCACCTCGGTGGCGACGAGGAGGCGGTCCCGCTTGTAGGGACGGCCGAACCGGTTCAGCCGCTTGTTCAGGATCCTCATGGCCGCCGGGTTGCGGCGGAACATGTCCTGCAGCGGGTCGAGCCCCTCTTCGGTCGCCGGGTCGCCGAACGTGATGCCGAAGCGCCGGAGCCTCGCGCGCGCCTCCTCGAGGTTCGCCGGGGGGGCGAAGTCTCCGCCCCCCTGTTCGGGGGGTGTGTCCTCGGGCGGCTCTTCCTCCGGTCCGACGGCGCTGCCGCTCAAAGCTGCCCGGATCGTCGCGATCGTGGGCAGCGACGCGCGAATCGCGTCCAGCCATGCCCCGCGCATGCCGGGCACGGCGAGGCCATCGACGACGTCGTCGAGCAGGTCTCGGACGCGTTCGGCATGTTCGATCGTCCCCGTCTCGGCGAATGCGTCCTCGTCGAGCAGGTCGTCGAGTACCGGCTCGGGCGTGCAACGGCACTGAATGGGATGCCCCGGGTGCCCGTCATCCGGCGGCGACGCCCAGCTGAACCGCTCCCCGTCGCGGTCCGCATGCCGCTGCCGGACGCGTTCGTCGCGAGCGGTCCGCCAGATGTACTCCTCGACGCCGGCCGCGGCCTGCCGCAGCGCCGAGAGGCCGCCGTTCAGCTTGCCCACCTGGTCGCGGGCGATGAGCTCGGCGCGGCGCGAGGTGACGCCGAAGCGCTCCCGAAGCATGCGCTGCAGCTCGCCCGTCGATCGACCCGACCGCCATGCCTCGTCGACGGCGACACGGACGTCGCGGACGGCCTTCGGGCCGAGGCTGCGAATCAGCCCGGCGTTCACGCGGCTCCACGTCCGCATGACCGGATCCAACCACGGCTCGCTGCGCAGCGGGTCCACCGCGAGCACGGCGCCAACGGTGCGGCCGTACTGGTCCTTCTGGAACATCCCCGTCTCGGTGCCGAACGGTAGCGCCGTCTGCGCGGGGTTCTGCCGGTCGATGAGCGCACCCCACCGAAGGCCGAGACGACCCTCGAACGCCTCGAACGGCGACTGCCCCGCGCGGCCCGCATCCGTTCGCTCGTCGTCCTCGCGCCGAGCGTCGTACGCCGCGGCCTCGCGCTCGAAGTGCCGGACCAGCTCGGCGACGACGTCGTCGTCGTACATGCGGCGAACGATGGCGACGAGGCGGCTGGCGTAGCGGGCGGCGATGCGGTCGGGATGGGCGGCACGGAGCGCCCGGCGAACAGGTGCCCGCAGGCTACGCGTCCGGGTCGCCATCGTTCATCCCTCCACCGGCCGGCGAGTCGGTGTCGACGGACCGCGTGCTCGAGTACCGGGCGCCGCCGTAGGCCGAGGTGCGCACGTCCTCGCCGTCGATCGCGCCGATCTCGAAGTGGATCTTGTCGGCCTGCGCGTCCTTGAGACGGACGTCGGCGCGTTCGAGCTCGCTCGGCTCGTCGAGCGCCGCGAACTCGACGTCGATCGAGTCATCCGGGTCGACGTCGACGACGCCGGCGAGGGCGAGCAGGCGGCACACGTAGCGGATCGGCGTCCGGTACCGCTCGGCCTGCATCGCAGCGACCTCGTCGTAGTACCAGCGGGCCCCGGACTCGTCGTCGCTCGACAGACCGCGCGGTGGCGTGCCGAACAGCTTGCTGACGGGCATGCGTGCCGCGGCGGACAGGTCGAGCGCGAAGCGGTCCCACAGGTCAGCGAGCCCCGACACGTTCGCGGTCGAGCGCGTGAAGTCCTCGCCCTCGGCGTCGATGACGGCGAGCTTCGCCATGCCCTTGCCGAGGCTGAACGCCGTCATGCGCTGGGCGAGCTTCTCGCTGCCGCCGGGCGACATGGCGAGGTCGCGCAGGCCCTTCACCTTCATCACCGGCACCTCGTACTCGTGCACGATGTGGGCGGCGCCCTGCGTGCATGACCCGTAGCCGGCGATCGCGTCCCACGCGGACTGCAGGACGCAGTCGCCCCATCCCTGCCGCTGGATGCGTCGCAGGGGCGTGCAGGGCTCGCCGTCGAAGCGGAGGACGCGCGAGGCGTGCACGCGCATCGTCTCGTAGCCCGACAGCGGCGTGACGTCGTACCAGACCGGCAGCCCGTACCACGGACGCGAGGGGTCGGTCTCAGTGTCACCCGGAGACAGTTCGACGCGGCTGTAGACGCCGAGGACACGGACGGCGGTGATGTTCGCCTCGTCGACCTCCATCGCGGCGTCGCGGCCGTCGTCGATACCGAGGACGACGGCGCCGCCGCCGAAGAGCCGCGACCAGCGATGCGCGCCGGCGAGGTGCGTGGCGAGGTCGAGATCGTCGAGTGCGGCGGCGAAGGGCTCGCCCTCCTCGAGGTTGCCCACCTCGCCGACGGTAACGCGGAACCCGCGCCGGACGCAGTCGCCAGGCGGGCCCTCGACGATGCGGCGCGCGAACCAGTTGCCGCGGTAGAGGCCCTCAAGCTCGGGGTCCGTCAGCTCGCGGACGGCACCGACGTTCGTCGCGGTCGCCTTGTCGCGGCCGAGGACCCCGAGCCCGGAGAGGGCGTTGATCAGGGCGTCGAAGCGGAACTTGAGCACGGGTGGGCCGGGGCACGGTGGTGCCCGATCTCTATACCCTCGACCCCTGCGACTGACGTCGTCGGGATCTCGGCCAGCGGCCTATCTCAAAATGGTTGCGAAAAATCGTTTCACCCCTATTTTAGTACCCGTGGCGGGATTCGAACCCGCAAGACTCTCACATCGGACGTTTTCTAGACGTCTGCGTTTGCCAATTTCGCCACACGGGCCCTCGCTAGCCGTGGCCCTGTCCGGTCATTTCTAGCGATGCCCACAAGGGTATACCCCGGAAGCGCCCTCGCAACTGTGAGGGTGCTTCTTTTTGGGACACCTCCGGCAAGGTGTTGAATCCACTGTGGTTTCACCACCACGACAGCGCCCCCACCCCGTCGTTGAGGTAGTTCAACGCCTGCGACGTCTCGTCCACCCGGTCGTCATTCGCCCCGTTCGGGAACGTCACGAGCTCCTCGACGTACCCTCCCGCCCACGGCACGTTCGCGGGCAGCCACACCTGCCCAGCCTCGAACGACGGCGTCACGGACACCGCCCTCGCGTACTTCGACCCCTGCACCTTCACCGGCAGGATGCCGACCACCTCGTTCTGCAGGTCGGAGATCACCGCCGGGCCGTTCGCCTTGTCCTCGACGAGCACAGGCCGCGCCCCGGGGTACTTCGCGGTCATGTCGCGGATCGCCTGCCGGGTCTCGGTGAACGAGGCCCGCGCCCGCCACTCGTCGAGCCGGTACCGGCGTGCGCCCTTCGCACCCCACACCGCGCCGACGACGTACGAGGCCGCGTCGGAGTCACTGCCGAACGACAGGTCCCACGACTGGATGAGGCGGTCGAACTCCGCGGGCGGTGTCGCGAACCGGTTGGCGAGCCACTCGCGACGAAACAGAGCGCCGTCTGCGGGCGCCGGTCGCTGCTGGTAGAGCGCGGCCCAGATGCGTGACCCGACGCCCATCCGGATGCGGTTCAGCGTCTCGGCGTCGTACCGCTCCGGGCACAGCGGGTCGCCGATGTTGCGGCCGAGAGGGTCGACGCCCGGTTCGGCCAACGCCGGCATGCGCACGATCTCCCACTCGTCGCTGTG